TTCAAGTGGTTTGCCTCATAGGGAAGTGCGTCTACCCTTCCCTCCGCTATGATCCTATCCACTGTTGATTGTTCAAATCTTATTGCTTTGCCGATCCGCACGAACGGAAATTTCCGCAACCAAACATATTGGCGAACGGTTTTTGCAGACAATCCAAGAGCTTTTGCAAACTCTGGAACGGTAAGGAGATTTGTGTTTTCCATGTTCCCTAATGTATGCCAGTATGCTACAGGTGTCAATATGAATATGTAAGTATCCTAAAATACCCATTTTTGACTATTAAGTGCTTTGTAAAAAATAAAGAGTAAATGCTGTAAAATCAAATTAATAGGAGCCACCATGCCAGCATTCCCGACCGAAGCAATCGATCTTTTCTACATGACGATCTACGGCGGGTTCGGCTACAACGGATGCGGCGACTGGGGATATGGTGGAGAGTATGGTTGCCAGTGCGGGGCGTTCATTGGTCTTGCGTCCGGCATTCCGCAGACCGGGAATCCTCCCTACGCGGTGAATGACTTCCTAGCGATCTATGCCAAGTTCTTTGGTCCTGCCACGCCGGTATCGGGAACGCTCGTACAAGGCTCCAACGAGATCACCGTGGATTCGACCGCAACGGGCCTGAATATCGGTCAACTTGTGACGTGTCAAGGGCTGAATTCGTCAACGGTAATCTTATCAGTAAACATGCCAACCGTGACTGTATCGAGCCAAGCAACAGCATCAGGCACGGTGACATTATCTGTCTATGAAGCGCAGGTGGTCCCTCTTGCGGTCATTCAGCTTTATCTGAACATCGCCTATGCTTCACTCATGCAAGCGCGCTGGCGGGAGTTCTGGGGCTTGGGAATGGCGCTTTATATCGCGCATTACCTTACGCTCTGGTGCCAGACTGAAGGCAACCCGCAGAGTACAGCAAATCAGGTGGTGGCGAACAGCCTTCAGGCCGGTATTACCATCTCGCAGGGAGCAGACGGCGTTTCGCAGGGACTTCAGGCGCTCACAAAACTGGAACAATGGGCGGCGTGGACGCTCACGCAGTACGGCGTGCAGTTGGCAACCTTGGCGCGCGTAGTAGGCGCAGGACCAGCGTACTTCAGGCGGTGATAGTGGGAGCAAGCTACACCAGCAGCGGGCCGGGAATGTCACAGATCAACAAGGGAATCGCTGCGCTCAACGGTGCCGATGCGCTGGTTGGCATTCCTGAAGAGAATGGACAACGCAAGAAGGGCGAGATCAGTAACGCGGAATTGCTGTTCATCTTCACGAATGGCTCCCCGCTGCACGGCCAGCCTCCCCGTGTGGTGATCGAAGCGGCCATTGAAGCGGAACCGACTCGATCACTCATTGCCAAGCAACTTGCAAAGGCATCTACTTGCGCTCTCGATGGCGACGAAGCGGGCATGATGGATGCGCTCGACCGCGCTGGCCAGATTGGCGAGAGCGCATCGAAACGCTGGTTTACCGATCCTCGCAACGGATGGGCACCCAATGCGGATTCTACGATTCGGGCCAAAGGGAGCGACCGCCCTGGTATTGATACAGGACAGATGCGCAGAGCAATCACGCACATCACGGAATCGGGCGACGGTGTTCATGCGGGCAATGCAGCGGAGTTTTCTCCTGATACCGAGATTGCGTTTGGCGCTCAGGCAGAAGCAACCGAAGTAGCGGAGGCGGTCTAATGCCAACCATCTCGCTCACTCGCGTTGCCAATAGTCCAGCTTTCGCGCAGGCGTATACGGTCAATCGCTCGACGGGAAGCTTTCAACAGGGCGGCTACGTCTCTACCACGACAGCAATAGCGTTCTGGGGGATAGTCCAACCGGCCACCGAAGAAGACTTGCAGCAGGTTCCCGAGGGTGATCGCTCTACCGGCATGATGGGATTCATCTCCGAGCAGCCGATGCACAAGACGCGGGCGGCAGGTTCGGCGTCTGGAATTGGCGATACCGTGACATGGAGAGGACAGGACTACCGCGTGGTTGCAGTGACGCAATGGGGCGACTTTGGGTTTTTCAAGGCCATCGCAGCGAGGCTTTCCGGTGAGTAATTTTGCGGTACCGAATGTCGGAACGATGGCCAGTACCGGCCTAACGCAGCAGCAGGTGTCTATCATCTGGCAGAACATCGTACTGCGCTGCCTTGGGATCACGCCATCAGGTCCAACCGACTCCACGGCCTACTCGCAGGTAAGGATTGATTGGCCTACCCCAGGCGCTCCCGCTTGGGCGATTACAGACGATGTGGCGTTCATCCGCGCAACCGAAACGCCAGACCGCTACAACAATGCACACGAGGTCCAGCCAGTTGATTCCGCTGGTACGACGTTCATCGAAACCACGATCTACACGCGAGTTTGGGAATTGTCGTTCATCTTCTACGGTCCCAATGCTTTCGACCGGGCACGGCAGGTCAAGGCGTGCCTCTATCAGGACTTCGTTCACGATGCTCTACAGGCATCTAATATGTACCTCGATACATTCATTGGAACGCCAAGCAGAAACCCAGAACTCTTTCAGAATCAATGGTGGGAGCGTACCGACTTCTCGGCAAGAATGAATGAACATGTGACCGATACCCTCACCAAGCAAACCATGCAGAGCGTAGAGGTTACGCTTGAAACCGAACACGGTATAATCAGCGATGTGGTAGTACAGTTATAGGAGAGAACATGGCGACTCAGCCCCTTCCACTTTCGATTCTCTGCGATGTGAGCGTTTCAGTCACTCCGGCAGGGGTATCAGTCCCCGCATTCAATCAGGCGCTTATCATCGGCAACAGTGGGAGAATTCCCTCCTATGGTGCCGGTTCGCGCTGTGTTCTCATTCCGACCTCGACCGCCACAACCTCTTTGGCCGCACTCGGATACTGGCCATCTGATCCCGAGTACATCGAAGCACAGTTGTACGCGGATTCGACTCCGCAGGCGCAGTACCTCTGGATGGGATGCCAAGACCCGACCGCCATCCAGGCGATCACAGTCGATTCCGCCGCGGCTGGCACCGGGTACGCGCTGAATGACACCTTTCTGATTTCCTCCTCGAACGCATCCTACGGGTATGGCAATGTCACTGGCATCAGCGGCGGCGGCGTGGTCACGTCTGTAGCGTCCATTCCCGGTCAGCAGGGCACCGGCTACGCGGTTTCAGACGCCCTCTCAACCACGGCGCAGGGAACCAGCGTCGGCACCGGTCTCAAAGTCAACGTGACGGACATCGGCGAGACGCCGCTTCAGGCTGTGACCGCCTGCCGCGTCAAAGAGCCATCGTGGTATCTGGTTAATTGCACCACGGCGACCGACTCGGACAACGTGGCGATTGCCGCTTATGCGCAGAGTACACAGCCTGCCATGCAACTGTTCTACAGCACACAGAGCGCATCTGCTCTCGCTGGTTCGGTGGGCAACGTGTTCTCGCTCATCAAGGCGGCAAATTACAGCCGCGCCCACGGCTGCTACTCCACCACGCAGGGCGGTCTATTCCCGAACAACGCCTACATCTCTGGCGCTTTGATGGGGAAGGCTATGGGCCTGAATACCGGACTCGCCAACAGTAATTTTTCTCTCGCCGCCAAGACGCTGGTCGGATGCACAACCGAACCGCTTTCGCAAGCGCAGATCAACGTGTTTGCTGGTACGCCGGGACTCGGCTTCGGAAACAACGGCAACAGCTACAATAACTACGCCAACAGTTACGATTTCTACTATCAGGGGGTGAACGGAAACGGCCTCAGCTTTACTACCGTTCTCGGCCTCGATATGCTGGCCGCAGACGCGCAGATTTCGATTCTAAATGTACTCCAATCGCTTCCCTCGATTCCGCAGGATGATTCCGGCCAGGCTATCGTATTGAATGCGGTGCGGGGCGCTTGCAGCCGTTCAGCTAATCGCGGATTCATCGCCGGGGGCGTGTGGAATGGTCCCGCTATCCCGCTGCTTCCCACTGGTGGCTTGACGGTTGGAACGGCGCTGGCAACCGGGTACTGGGTTGGATCTTCTTCGTTCTCGACGCAATCCAGCGCAGACCGCGCACTGTTCAAGGGAATGCCCGTTTATGTCGCCGTCATTCTGGCCGGCACACAGCAAAGCTTTATCATCGGAGTTTCGGTCCAGCAGTAAAAGGAGATCGCAATGGCAAACGGAACCACCACGTATTCGTTCAAGGACTTGACGGGG